CGCCCATCTCAGGGGGCGGTTGCATCTGCTCTTCCATCTGCGGGACTTCGCGCATCTCAGGTGAGCCGCCGATCAAGTCGCCTGTGTCCAGCGCGCCTGCAATCGTACCCATGACAATATCCTGAATTTGCTCAGGTGTCATGCTGTTTTGTACCGCCGAAATACGCTTGGTCTCGGCTTCGTAAGCCTGCACTTCAGCCTTGTACTTGTCGATGGCAATCTTCTGCTGTTCTGCGCTATCTTGGATGTTCTCCATGATGTCAGAGACGCGGTTGAGTTCCTGCGACAAGGCCTCAATCTGTTGCTTGGCGGCCATGACTTCAGGCGATTGATCGCCTTCTTCCAAGACTTTCGGATCAAGTATTTTCTTGAACCGCTTTGCCATTTCCTGCGCTCCGGGCCAATCCATGTTCTTGATGAACAGATCGCCGGCCACCGTCCAAAGCTGCGGGTTGGATTGCAGGATCATCGACATGGCGTCGAGCGCCTCTTGGCGCTTGGTCATGTAGCCGGGGCCAGTTGTAACCATAACGTCGTATGTACCGATTGAAAGGTTGTAAATTTTCTCAATCAGGCCGCCATTTTGGTCGCGGATTTCTTTGACCGGCTCTTGCTGCATTGGGTCCATCTTGACCATGCTGACTTCACCATCAACGCCGATGATGCGCGCGATGCGCTGCGTGTCGTAAATCTTAGGTATAATATCGACAAGCTGACGGGTAGTATAACGGATCGCGCGCGCCAGAGTGTCTACGTAGTGGTATGTACCGACGTCACCTTGCTTTTCGCGGGCCACAATAGCTTTTGCCGACCGTTCGTTGCCTTGCGCGCCCAAAGATGCGTCATACTGGCCGGTGGTGGACTTGATGTCCTCTCCAGCGCCCATTTTAGCCTGTATGAGGCCTGTCTGGGGCATCGGGGGTGCAGACCGCTGTGGCAGCGGCAGGACGTTCCCAGCGCCGTCTGTGACGTCTGGATTGACTTCCAGATACGGCCAGTTGGTCGTGTTGGCCGTCTTCCACTGCTGTTCATAACCCTCGAACTGGCCGCCATATGCAATAAAGGGCGCTTTTGGCGCCAGCGCCAGCATTTCTGCTTCTTGGCTGGTCCAGTAGTTGTACATGCGCTGTGCGTCTTTGGCGTTACGCACTAGGCCCGATACGTAAATCTGGCCTTGCACTTCAAATTCGTTACCGACGACGCGTACGACGGGGATATATTTGCCGGGCCACTCGCGTTCGTCCAGCACGTCATAACCATTGGTTTTCATCCACATGACTTTTTTGCGGTCTACTTCGCGGCTGCGGACAGGCTTGCCGTACATAGCGCGCAGTTGCTTGTCCATCGGCGTGTTTTTGAACGCCGTGACGTTATCAGGGTACAGGTTTAGCGTTTCGCGGCTGTGGGTGTAATAAAAATATTCTGCAATTCGCACGGTGTCTTGGTCGAGCCATGCCGACATGCTTTCATCGCCAACGGCGGTGGACAGGATCGACGAGATGGGCGTCGCGTCTGGAAATTCGCGCTCATATTCGTCTTTGGTCATGTCCTGCGTAACAAAGCACCATTCAGCGTCAGCGCCGCAAGGGTCTTGGATCGTCGGGTCCATGTAGACGCTGAAAGCGTTGCGGACGCGCATAATGCGAACGTCTTGGTCGAACGACTCTTCGTTGCAATATTCCGTAATGAGACGGATATAGCCTTCGCCGTAAGTGACTTGGTTGTCGCAGGCGGTGTCGTAAGCTACGTCGGCGTCCGACATATACTCAATGTGGCGCACGACACCGTCAAAGATCGCGGCTACCTCAACGTCAGCGTTATCATCGACAGGGATGACTTTACCCGCTGGGCGGTTCTGACGCTGCTCGTTCGTCACCTGACGGACGTGTTGTGGCAGCTTGTTAATCGTCAGGCATGGCCGTGCGTTAATCGTCTGGCCTTGCACGGCGCCGCGGGTCGCTAGGACGTCAGCGGGCCACTGCCACTGGTTGTCAGGGCTGCCGGCCATGAACCGTAGGTCGTCCAGTTCATCCTCACGGCTGTCCGAATAGGCTGCCATCGCCGTTGTCAGGCGGCTACGCATGGTTGCCATTACATCAGGATCGCCGCGGGTGTTCGCTGGATCACTACCGCGGTCGGCTACGTCGCCTACTTTGTTAATACCTGTCGGATCAGCCATTGCGATTACTTTTTACCTTTTTTAGCGGCTTCACGCTTTACGCTGTACGCGATAGCGACCGCCTGTTTGACAGGTTTTCCAGCGTTTACTTCAGCCTTGATGTTCTTGCGGAACGCGGCTTTGCTGGGTGACTTGACCAAAGGCACGTTATTTGCGCTTTGTCGTCATCGGTGAGGACTTCATCCGCACGGTGTTGCTGATAACTTGCGGTTTGGCGATTTTTATCTTTTCAGGTGGGCGCGTTGTGCCTTCCTTGGCTACACGCTCCATAGCCGCGCGGGCGCGGGCTGGGTCGCGGTTGGCAATCGCAGCCTTTTCGGACTTGATTGTGCCTGCCTTATACAGACCTTTACCATATTTATTGGCGGCCATTTAACGTCCTTTCTTGGCTGATTTAGCCGTTTTGGCGCTCTCTTTGAACGCTTTTGCTGTAGGTGCGCCTTTAGTGCCGGGCTTGCGCATTTTTTCGCCTGATCCGGCGGCAATACGGGCTTTTTTGGCGTGAATATTTGCGTACAGGCCCTTTTTGCTCTCCGCCATGTTTACGAACCCATCCAAGATGTAGAAATTCCGGATGCAGAATACCCGCTTGACAAGCGTCTGTCAACGCGTCCTTGTCGCGGGTCTTTAGCCGCCACTGGAAAGGCAAATGTGACCGCTATGGCGTCTGCGGCGTCCGGTGAGGCCAACCCGCGTGACTTCATGTCCTTCTTGCTTTCAAGAAACAGCGTCCCCTTACTGTCAGGCTTGGTGCGCGGGCTGATAAGGTCGGTCTTCAGGAAGCGATCCGACGGTATGTGGCCCGTCTTGAGCCAATCACGCATGGCGCCCCACATCTCTGCGCGTTTGTTACCCCACATGATCTGGTTTTTGGCTTTATTGCCGAAGTTCACGCCGCGTATCTTGTACCGCTGCTCTTTCAGCCGGTCTACGACGCCTGCGCCTAGCCCGCCCTCGTCGATGCACACCAACGCTGGCTTGAACTGCTCTATGGCATCGATGACATGCCCTACGACTTCCATAGTGTCCGCGCCGCGGTGACGCCGCAACTCCAATATGTCACGCCCTTGGCGGATAGCGATGACGGTGGCGTCGGCACCAAAGCGTGCAGGGTCTACGCCTATGACGATGGGGGCGCTGTCGTCCTTGATGGGCGGCCGCTTCATGGCGTCATCGACCAGATTGCTGGCGATGAACTGATCGTCGCCTTCGCTGGGAAAGTTGCCGTACACTTCGACGCTGGCCTGATAGCTTTCTGGCCCATATTCGTCGATAATGCGTTGGTACAGGTTTTTGTCTGTACCCTCGACGTCGCGCGCGTCAATCGTGCGCGTGCGCCAGAACGCCCGCTTGCTATGAAACGTCTCGTAGAAATAGCCGGTGTTGCGCCGCGGGTTGGAGAAGGCCAGATGAAAACGGTGCGGCGTGTTCTCTGTGAAGAAACCATCGCTCACCGACCAGATTGAGTCTGGGATACCGCTGGCTTCGTCGAAGATCAACATCACACCGTCTTCGTTGTGCAAACCGGCGTAAGCATCTGGGTTCTCTTCAGACCATAAGCGTCCTTCGACCGACCAATAACGGGTACCCTTTTTCATTTCCCGCTCAACGATTTCGGTAAGCCACTTAGCTGGCATAATGCGTGTGGCTGCAATTTCAAACCAATGGCTGTTCAGCGTCATCGCTAACCACTTTGTGATTTCAGCCCAAGTGACTGACCGTAGCTGCGCTTCTGAGTTAGCGGATACAATCACAGAGCCGCCGATGCGGGTAGACATCATCCATATAACTAACCAGCTTACCAACGCTGACTTGCCAATACCGCGGCCAGAAGCGACAGCCATACGGAACGTATCGAAGTCTATCTTGCCGTCGTTTTCTTTGATGTGGTCTTTAATAGCCTGCAAGATCGCCCGCTGCCATTTACGCGGCCCGGCATGTTTCTCTAGCGGTGTGCCTTGCTCACCCCACGGAAAGGCCAAAAGCACAAAAGCAAGTGGATCATCCTTGATCGACGGCGACCATAGCCGCGCCATCAACTCTACTTCGTCGGACGCACTATATATTGGCTGCTGCATTATTTGTCCTAAAAGAATATATTTCGCGTTCAGCGTTTTGTCGGGCTAAGATAGCGTCATTTTTGCTTTTGTGCCAGCCTAAGCTGCGGCAGCCTTCGCGGGTGTATATGCGTGCTTGCCACAGGTTGTGCGTTTTGTTCCATGACACACCCGTAACACCTGACTGTGAATTGCGTTGGACGCGGCGGTTTTGATTGTTTTCGTGCTGGTCCGCTTCACGCAAGTTTGCAATGCGGTTATCGCTGGGTGTCTGGTTTATGTGGTCAATGTTTTTGGCAGGCCACACGCCATACTCGTACAACCATGCCAGCCGGTGCGCTTTATACAGTTTCTTATCGACGCGGATTACAACGTAACCATATTTATCGCGGCAGTTTGCCACGGTCCCTACAGGTGTTCGGTTGGATGTAGACACAGCCCAGCGAAATTCGCCAGTATCAGGGTCATAAGTCAGTAGACTTTTCAGTCTCTCTTGCGTTATTAAGTTCGTAGCCATTAACAAATCCCTCTTGTTGATCGGTCAGGAGTGTGGAGGGCGTTGGTGCGCTCTCCACTTCCGTATACAGTCCTTGTATAACACGCGACTGCGCTTTCTCCAAGGCAGCAATTACGCTGATTTGGCCGTCCACATTTACATCAATCTGTTGTTTGCTCACCCAGCCGTGCTGATGCTTGAGTATCTCCAGCGCGGCTTTAGCGTCGCCGTCGCGCGCAGCTTCGTACATAGTCTTGGCCGACACGTACTCGCCATCGGCACGGCCTTTGATCTCAGCCATCTCGACCAGCGGGTCTGCGTCGGCCAGCACGCGGTACTGCCGCGGGGTGAGGCCAGCGGCCATCGCGAGACTATCACCCTTCAGGCCGTACTTGGCGGCCTCATAGATTGCCTCCAGCCGCGCCTCGGTGGCTTGCGTCCGCTCAGGTGTGAATGGCAGTGAGTAGAAAGTCATTGGGCGTACTATAGTGTGTTGCAATGTGATTTGCAAAAAAAATAAAAATGAACTGGGGGTTGGTTTGCGTAAAAATAAAAATTGTCTGCGGCCCGTGCCCGTGACAGTCACGCGGCGCTCGGCCCTAGGGGGTGGGGGTGGGGGTAGCCTGCGTT